CCCACCCTGCTTCAATCGCAAGCTCCCACCACTGACCACACAGCGCCGTAGCCGGAGCCACGTAAACGCTGGTAGTAGTGGCAGGAGCCTGCGTGGTGCTGACGACAGAGTCCCCCAACTCTTGTCGCACAGCAACCTCTGTGTTGGCATTGCCCGAGACTCCCACGAAAAGTAGCATCGCGGAAATCACTGCCAAAACTCTTGGTATCAAGTCCATAAACTTGCTCCTTTTGTTTGAAGGGGTTTTACCCTAGCCAGGCTGGAATACCAGCGAACCACCCGGCTAGGGCCGATGAGTCCTGAAGGAGGACAGGAACCCTTTGTCTCATCGTTTTACTTTTCTATCAAGGATACTAACTGACTGAATTCCTCAAGGTCCATGAGCACTATGCCTCGGCTGGTTCCGTCTGGCATGGCAACCATGGCAAATGGCCTGATGTCCCCTATCGCCTTAAGTGCATCTGACTGCGCCTTTGCAGATTGAAATCGTGTGGCTATGGGCCCAATTTGGGCACCAGCCTTTACCTCAACCCTGAAAGCACCGCCCCAATTCTCTTCATGCCTCGTGAGATGACCGCCAAGACCCAGCTTCTTGCGCGCACGGCGCGCCTTGCTGTCGCCCTTGCGGCGATTGCGTCTGCCTCTAGCAGCAGGGTCTCCACAGCCTTTGATGCGCCGTTTCCCCTGCCTGTCCTCGCGCCCAAGGGTTCCGAACAAAGGACATGCATCATTGGTGCACTTGTCTTTGTTGCCCTGGCAATCTCCCTTGCGTTCATCCACGGTTCAGTCTTGTCTCAATGACCTTGATGCATTGATTGGCCTCGCCTTTGGTCAGGCTGTCAAGCTTGTCAACTGTTCGGTTGAGAATCTCAGACACAGCCTCGGTTTGCGCAGAGCGTGGCCCACTGCCCGTGCCCATCAACATGGCTCGTAGTTTGCCAATCTGGGCATTCGATGCCTTCTCGTTTGGGTTCTTAATCTTTGGCTCGTCAGAGGACACTTGCGCCTCGGGGAACACCTGCTTCACTGTCTCCATCAGAGATGCCCCTGACTCAACCTTGGGTTGCTGGGGTTGTTGCATCTGCTTGAACGCATCACGCAACTTTGGCATGGATGAATCGGTCAGTTCGTTTAGGTCAACGCCAGCCTGCTTGGCTACGTTTTCTGGGTCAAGCCCGGACTTTTTGCACGCCTCGCGGAACTTGGTCAGCAAGTCTGCGTCTGGCCTTGGCTCCTGGGTGCGCACAACCTTGGTCATCTCCTCACGGCTAGGACGAGGTGCCGTCTTTGACTGAAAAATAAAGTTAGCCAAAGCCCTACCGATTGCCGAAGTCTCTGCGTTTTCAACGTGTGATGTTCGGTTTACAGGGCTGGCATCCCTAATCTCCTCAGCGTAACCACTTGATACGGGCTCCATGTCAAGCATGTCCTTGTAGGCCTCGGCCCTAAACACAACCTTGCTGTCGTCGTAGTGGTGGATGTAGGTGGCAATCCTGCCGTTCGGGAACATCTCCCAGAACTTGGCAAGCCGTGCCTCTACCGTTTCGTAACTGTCCAGATTGAACCTCATTAGTATTCTCCTTTGTTTGATTTGAATTGCCTGTATGTGGTTTGTTTTTTGTATTTATCTCGGAGTGCTGGATGCTCCTCCTCGAACTTTTTCTGGTCAAACGATTTGCGATTTACGTTTTTCCAAGTGCACTGAACGATACCTTTGTGAGTGGCGGTTGATGCATCGCCCATGACTTTGCAAACCTCGGCTTGCAACTGGCTAATGTGCTCCTCCATGGACTTTGAAACCTCTTGCGCTTTTCTCAGTTGCTCCAGTATGGACATGGTATCCGTGTCTAGTTCTACGGCTTTGTCGTCCGCCTTTGGATGCACCGTGGATACGTTCTGATACGTAGGACGAACATCATCCGGGAACATACCCATGTCCACGTACGACAACAAGCGTCGGCAAGCGTCAATGTGGGTGCGCTTCTCGTCGCTCGTGACTTTCTGTGTGTAGAACTTCAGGTCCATGTCTGAATCAAATACGCACCAGACAACCTCATCTGTTCCCGTACAGATTGCCTGCTGTACTCCTTGCCAGTACCACATCTCTGGCAACTTGTTGTCAAACCGTTTCTTGCTGGTCTTGATTTCGTGAACAAGTCCATCTGGATTGATGGCATCAATGGTTGCAATCAAGCGCACACCGTCCTCCTCGTAGGAGTACATTTCCTGTGGCTCGTGTAGCGGGTAGCCCAACAAGTTTGCCGACCACTTGCGAATTGGCTCCTCAAGCGTGGTGCCACGAAGCATTGCTGAGTTCTGTGGCTTCGGCTTGGGTGGCTCGGCGGCAATCAATTCGGCCACCAAGTCCGCCGTATTTGTGTACGGATGGGTGCCGTGAACTGCCGCGGCGATGCTGGCTGAAATGCGGGCCTCGCCGTTTTCGTTTTTCCATCGCAGCGCCAGCCATTCTTTTGAGCCGTGCGTTGGTTTGCTGATTCTTTCGATTTTCATTGAGTCTCCTTTGCTCGTTTTCTTCAGCGTATCGCTGACGAAGTTAGTTGACAACCCAATCGGGCTCGTCAATCAAAACAATTTTTTTTACCATGCCAACAGGAATGTGCGTGACCATCCCAACCGTTTCCATTTCAACTTCCTCCATCGGACACCAGGAACAGGTAACCGAAACATAACCCTCAAGCAAGTCGGGCCACAGCCAACCAACAGAAATAACGTGCTGAGGTTTTGCTTTGTAGTCTCTGCTGTTTATCCATCCGTTGGAGGAATCGAATGCGTCAATCCAGTGAATTGCCACCATGGACCACGGACACTTACTCACCGTCGTACCCCTTGTCGTAAAGTAATGAGCAAACATCTGCGGGCTTTAGCAAGTAGCCCCATGCAGGGTTGCTAGAGCGTCTAGCAAAATCTCTGCTTTCCAGGGTGTCTTTGTTGGCATTGATGTAGCGCTTGAGCCTGTCAACCGAAACGATAATGAAGCCGCCGTCCATGGAGAAAATGTATACCCACCACTTGGCCTTAGTCACCTGTAGACCCGATGGCACCCATTTGCCAGAACAACGTGGATTTTGGCGCATCTCTATCGCCATGTTTCCGTTGCGATACCTGTCCGCTTTCACCTCAAAAGAACCCTCAACGAGATTCTCAAGCATGTTGCGTATTCGTCCTTCGCCCATCTGCCCGTACTTTAAATCCTCAGCAAAATTAAACGTATTTGATTCGATGTCCCACTTGCTGTTTTTCATTTGGATTCACGCTGACGTTGCGCTTCGCGAACCATTTGCAAGCAACCGATGTACCCGGCAGCATCAATGATGTTGTCAGGCAGGTCCATGTTGGTCTTCAGTTCATGCATCAGCCGCGAGAGCTTTACGCAAATCATGAACAGGATGCCGTCTTCTGCCGTCATCACCTGTTCTCCCTTTAGCGCATTAAAAATGGCAACGGTTCTGGAGTAGTCCTCAAGTGGATGCGAGTAGGTGCTCTGCCTGTCTCGCGTAATGAGTTCATGCGCTTGGAGAAGTATCTCCGCGCCCTCGGTTGCTGGTTTCATCGTCCCCCTCTAGAAGCTGCTCGACCCTTGCTATCAAATTCCACAAGTTGTCTTGTTCGGATACCCCAGGGTAAACCCTACAAAGAAACCTTGCTATCGCCTTCAGTTCCATTCTGCTTAGTTCTTTGCCTGTTGTCAAGTATCCCCTCCGAGAGGTGAGACTCTAGGTGGTCGGTGAGGCGTTCGTCAACCCGTTCAACCTTATCTTCAACCCGCTGCTGGGATTTGCGCAAAACGTGCAGTAGTCCGATAACCACCTGGTGGTCGGTGTGGTTCTCTTTTTTGAATTGTTGAAGAACTGCGACAAGGATGCCACCTACCGTTGTAACGACGGCTGCGACTACAAGCGCCCAGTTCCCATCCATTATGCCTCAGGTGCAGGTCGGGTGGCTAACCACGATTTGACGGCCTCTGGGGTGGCATCACCGGCCACGTAGCGCAGGTGCCAAGGTTCTGATTGAAGTTCGTGGGAAAAACCGAAACGCTGTTCGTGTTTGAGTAGCCACGCTAAGCGTGCACCGCTGGCGTTGGCAATGTCAATGGCGATGCCAAGGTTA